ACTTTAGTAGTTGAGTTATACCAAACCTGACCTATTGTTGGAGCAGGTGGATCTGCACTTAAATATTTTATTTCGATACCTTTTATGTTTTTATATGTTGTCATATTAATCCGACATTACTAAATTTTGTACTGGTTCTGGAACTGTCCATTCTTCTGTGTTCACTACTACAGCATCAGTTTCTCCACCTGCTTGAATAGCATTTACAGCACTTCCATTACCTGTAGTTGCGTGTCTTCTAGCTGTGGCTAAGTCTGCCACTTCTGTCCATGAAGATCCATTCCATGCTTCAGTTAATGCTGATACAGCATCTGTATTTCCTGCATAACCTAAAGCTGATGCTTGTGTTCCTGCTCCACCCATTTCTTGTCGTGCTGTATTTAAATCAGCAACTTCTGTCCATGATGTGCCATCCCAAGATTCTGTTATTGCTCTTGCAGGATTACCACCAAAACATAAAGTTGCAGTTACTGTGCCTTTAGTTGATGCTCCTACTCTTGCTCTAGCTGTGTTTAAGTCTGCTACTTCTGTCCAACCTGAACCATTCCAAATTTCTGTTTTTGCAGATTGTGCAGGTTCTTTACCTCCAAAGATCATTCCTGAAGTTGTTGTTCCTGAACCACCAACTCCCTCATATCTACCTGTATTAATATTTGCAATTTCTGTCCAATTAGTTCCATCCCATTGTTCTACTGAAACTTCAACTGAGTCATCTCCTGAATTAATTCCTCCAACTATTAGCATTGAAGTGGATGATCCAAATGCTCCTACCGCAGTTCTAGCAGTATTTAAATCATTAACTTCAGTCCATGAAGATCCATTGTATAATTCTGTTCTAGCAACGGTTCCTCCAGCTAATACTGCTGCACTATGTGAGTCAGCTCCCATACCTCCTGATCTTCTGGCCGTATTTAAATTTCCACCAGATGCCCACGCACCAGTACCATAAACTATGGCTGTTATATTCATGGTGCCAGCTGTTGAGTTGTAATAAATTTGTCCTTCGTTTTTAATTGTGTCGCCTATTCCACCTGCTGTAAATTCTTCTGTTAAATTTGAAAAAGGCGGTGTTGAACCACCAAAAGCTAATGCTGAAGTATTAGATGCACCAGAACCTTGAAATTGATCTCTTGCTGTAGCTAAATCAGCAATTTCAGTCCAAGACGTACCATCCCAAGCTTCAGTAATAGCAACGTCAGCTCCTGGTGGAGTTCTACCACCAAAAATAATTGAATTAGTAGCATCTTCAGCTGTTCCTCCTGTTTGTGATCTTGCACTATTTAAATCTGCTACTTCACTCCAAGATGTACCATTCCAAGTTTCAGTAATAGCGAGAGGTGCTGTAGTTAAACCACCTACAAATATTGCACTTGTAGAAGTTCCTCCACCAGCACCATTATTTCTAGCTGTATTTAAATCATTAAGTTCAGTCCATGATGTACCATTCCAAGATTCATTAGTTGCTGATTCTCCAGTACTAATAACTCCTCCAAATGCAAGAGCAGCTGTTGAAGTACCAGCACCTTCTAAATCAGCTCTTCCAGTATTTAAATCATTAACTTCAGTCCAACCACTTCCATTCCAAACTTCAGTATTTGCTTGTTCAGCCGCAGGAGGTCCACTAGCACCACCAAAAGTTAAACCAGCTGCTGTAGTGCCTGATGCAGCGTTTGCTTTTCTAGCTGTATTTATATCCCCTACCTCAGTCCAAGCCGTACCATTATAATTTTCAACAATACCTAGAATTGAACCTGTTTCTCCAGCAACAAATAATGATGCTGCTTGAATACCTAATCCTGCACCAGATTGTCTTGCTGTATTTAAATTTCCGCCACCAGCCCATGTGCCACCAGCTGCACCACCTCCAGTTAATGGATCAGTTGCAAGGCTCTTGACATTAAATCCTTTTATGGCTTTGAAATCTGTCATAAGAACTTTACTAAATTATATTATATGTAGCTGGTCTAGATCCTAGTCTTGAAATTTTTTCAGCTGATGATTCACCTGAAACATTATCATTGTCCCAAACACCTTGAGCTGTTTCAATAACGCCTGTTACGATAGCTTGTGCTTCAGATTTTGTTTTAACAGTGCCAGAAATTCTTGCTATCCATTGATCACCATAGTTATTATCACCTGTAATCCAAACATCACCAGGGTGACCTTCTAGATGAAATCTTGTTCTATCTTCATGGGTAAAAAAGTCTTTACCTGTGTTAGTTGCTGTACAATATTTATATGCCATAGTTTACTCCTTTTTTGTTAGTTATAATCTTATTGTTAGCTTAAATCAATTGTTTTAATAGGGCTAGCAACTGTCCATTCTTCTGTTGCGGCTGTTACATTACTATTATCTCTACCACCTGCGGCTAAACCTAAAGTAGCAGATCCTTGTCCAGACACTTCTCTTCTTACATTTGCTAAATCAGCAGTTTCAGTCCAACTTGAATTATCCCAAGATTCAGTAATTGCAACATTAGCATTGGTAAAACCTCCAAAACCAATAGCAGAAGGTTGTAATCCTGCAGCACCTAAATTACTTCTTGCAGTATTTAAATCACCAACTTCAGTCCAAGACGTTCCGTTGTAAGCTTCATTTAAAGCTGAAACACTACCTGAATCTCCACCAAAACCTATTGATGCAGTTTGCACACCGCAACCTGCTAGTTGTTTTCTTGCTGTATTTAAATCTCCTGATTCTGTCCAGCTAGTTCCATCAAATTCTTCTGTTAATGCTTGTAATGTACTTCCAACTAAACCACCAAAAACTAAACCTGCTGTATCAACACCTGATCCTGCTAAATTTGTTCTTGCAGTATTCATATCATTTACTTCAGTCCAAGAAGTACCATTATATTTTTCTGTTAATGCAAATGTTCCAGGTGGAGCAATACCACCTGCGGCTAAAGCTGCAGTTTGAATACCAAGTCCTGCTGCAGTAGTTTTTGCAGTATTCATATCATTTTGTTCTGACCAAGAAGAACCATTATACTCTTCTGTTTTTGCACCTTGTGAAATACCTCCTGGAGGAGCGCCTTCACCTCCAGCAACTAAACCTGCTGTTTGTATTCCTGCACCTAATAATCCTTGTCTAGCTGTACTTAAATTTCCACCTGATGCCCATGCAGATGATTGAGGTCCTACAAATTTAAAAATACCAACGCCATCTGAATCATAGTAAAGCTGTCCTTCAAATGAAGCTCCTGCTCTATCACCTGATATTGTTTTTACTGGTACACCTTTAATTGTTTTAAATGCTGTCATTGGTTATTACCCTCTAACTAGCCAACCTTGAGTTCCGTCTGTAAAAACTAATGTCAAAGCTGCTCGTTCAACGCTTATTGTTAAATCGTCTGTAGATGCGTTAATTTTTTCTGAACCATTAGCAGCAACGGTTAAAGCATTAGAATCAAATGTACCTGCGTAATCTATAATTGAAACTTCATCTCCAATAGATCCTGCAGGAAGTGTAACTGTAAAAGCATCTGACGTTGTATTTGCAAAAATACCTTGTCCAGCTGAAGCTGTAAAGTTTCCTGTTTTAACAGCTTGCCAATCAGTACCACCAGAGTTATCTACAAAAGCTAATGTGCCAGAACCATCTGTTGTTAAAATTTGATTTGCATCACCATCAGCAGTTGGTAATGTCATTACTACTGTACCAAAACCTAATGCATCAGTAAACGTTGTACCGTTTACATGTACGTTTTTAAATTGTAAAGAATTTGTTCCTAAGTCTACATCATTATCTGTAACAGGTGCAATTAATCCATCTGCCATTGTAAATTGTGCAGTTCCACCAGCTGAAAATGCCATTGTATCAGCAGCACTAAATAATAAACCTGTGTTAAGATCTCCTGTATTACTAATCGCAGGAGCTCCTGCTGTTCCATCAATTGCTGAAATTTGTCCTCCAGCAATTATAACACCTGCACTTGTAACCGTTCCAGCAAAAGCAATATTTGCTCCAGCCATAGTTGTATTTAATGTTGTGCCATCAAAAATTGTAATGTGTGTTCCATCATTTGTTATTTTACCAAATTGAGTCCCATCATCTTTAAAAACTATATCTGCTCCGCCTGCATCTAAATTAATATCTGCTACTGAATCTAATGTAATATCTCCAGAGTTAGAAGAAGCAAGTGTGACACCTGTATGACCATCTATGGATACTAATCCAGCGTTTGAATCAACTACTACGTTACCACTTGTTGTTGCAATAGATACTGCTGCATCACCAACTGTAATATCATCTGCGGCTACTTCACCTCCTGCAACATATGTTTTAATTCTTGAAGCTAAAACTTTTTTATTTGTACCGCCTGCACCATCGTCAATAATAAATACATCTGCATCTACAATGGCTGCTCCTATTTCTGTTCCGCCATCTAGGTCTAAAGCTGTTAAAGCAACTTTATTTGCTGTACTTATTGTAGCTAATTTAGTGTCTACAATTGCTGCTGAAGCATTTACATCAGCGTTAACAATAACACCAGAAGCGATTGCAACTGCACCATTTGCAGCTAAAGTAATATCTCCGCTTATTGCTACTGGATTAAAATTTGTACCATCTGCAACTAATGCATGTCCTGATGTATTAGTTCCCATTACTAAATCATCACCAGTAATAGTTAAGTCTCCACCAACAGTAACATCTCCTGTTGTAGTAATAGAATCTATAAAAGCGTTTTTCCATCTAACACCTGTTGTTCCTAAATCTACATCGCTATCTGTTTGTGGTCCAAAAATTCCATCTGCAACATATACTTGTTCTGCGTTTGCTGCATATAAATGAATTTCGTTTGCTGTTTCAAAATCTATTTTAGTTTCATTATCTTCACCAATTTTAATATCTGTTGCTAATAAAGATGTAATACCTGTTTGAGCAGCATCTAAGTTTAATGTGTTTGTTGAAAGTGTAATACCTGTGCCAGCTACTAAAGCTGTTTTAGAAATTGCAATTGCTGCTGAAGAATTTACATCAGCATTAACAATAACTCCTGATCCTATTGCTGCTACTCCTGAAGAAGCTATTGAAATATCTCCTGATATAACAACTGGATTATAATTTGTACCATCACCAATTAAAGCTGCACCCGATGTATTGGTTGCCATTGTTAAGTCATCACCAGAGATTGTTAAATCTCCAGCAAGTGTGGCATTGGCTCCACTAAAAGTTAACGCTGTAGTTGTTCCTGATTTAATTATTAAATTTCCTGAGGTGTTTGTTAAACTACCATAAGTTGTGCCTGCATCTTTTAAAAATATATCAGCACCATCTGCGTCAAGTACAATATCTGCAACTGAATCTAAAGTTATGTTTCCAGAACTTGTAGTTTGAATTGTAACACCTGTGTGACCGTCAACTGTAGTTGTGCTTGCTTGTGAATCAATTAATACTGCACCAGATGACGTTGCAAAACTAGATGCTGCATCACCAGTTGTAATATTGTCTGCAGGAATAGAAGATGAAATAATTTCATTAATATTAGTACCATCAGCAAATAAAAATTTAGATCCTTTATCCGCAGTTGAAAAAGTTACACCTGATCCTGATGCTGTTTTAAATTGTACTGTGTGTGATCCTGATGTTCCGTTTACAACAATAAACGTTTTTTCTAAAGAATCTGGAACAGTTACAATTTGATTGCCTGATATTGTTCCTGTAAGTTTTATAATAGCACTTCTTGCAACTGATGTAGATTCTGTTGCATCGCCGTCTGTAATTGTTAAAGTTGTAGTTGCTGCACCACCTGCAATAGATTTTTCTACATAACTAGCAACGGCTGCTTGAACCATGCTTAGATTGGTATTAGTTTTATCTCCCCATGTACCAGCGTTTTCGCCAGTTGCCATTAGTTCTAAACCGAGTGTTGTAAATGTTGATGCCATAATTTAATTCCTATTGTTTTACTTCTTGGACAGCTAGCCTAACTGTTCCATCAGTGTAATCATCTCGTCTTCTTCTACCTATTTGTTCTCCACCAAATTTTTGAACTTCTTCTTTGTATTTTTGCTCGTATAATTGTAACATATCCATTGGCCCTTTTAAATAGGCATATGATTCTACTAAAGCAGCATATAGTAAACCATTTGGAAAATTTAAACTAATGAAATTTGTCTCATTGCTAGAAGCTTCTAACTTAGCTGGTATAGCATTGTAATGAATTTTGTATACATATGTAGCATTTGGTATTGGAGATAATAATATTGCTCCTGAAGTAGTATTTGTATTACCACTTGCTCCACCTTTCATAGCAAAGTATTTAGGTCTTCCTGTAACACGTGCACCATTAAACTCATCTAAGAATGTCATATCTCTTTTTTCTAAAAAAATTGGATTATTAAAAGCTGCTGTAGAATCAGCAACTTCAACTGCTCTTACAAACAAAGCTCCTGCTGGTACATTTGCATGTTCCTGGTTTGCCACTAAATTATCTTGAGCTGTTTTTCTATATGCATCACTAGGTATATCTCTAAAAATTCTGTACTCTGCATTTAAAACTATGTTCTCAATAACAGCATCAGTTAGCACGGTGCTAGTAACTTCTGTGTAGTTTCTAATATTTGTTCTTAAATCTGAGTAACTAATTCCTGCCATATTATCCTCTTTGATTTACAGGTCCTGCAAATACAAAACTGCCTCCACCTGTTCCACCTGTTGTTGCCGATGAAGCTAAACTAAAAGTAAAAGAGAAACTATATGATGTAGATACTCCATTATCTGTAATTGAGCTTGTTGTTCTTGTTATTATATACGATCCAAAAACTTTTGCACCTGAATTGTGTGCTCTTGCTGTTGTAACATTTGGTGTAACTCCAGTAATAGGAGCCGCTGTGCCTCTTGTACAGCCTGTTAAATTATTACCAGATTTACCTGTATATTGAATTGTTTCATTTGCAAATTTACCTACTAATAACTCATTAGTTGTATCATCAGAAGTTAGTACCTTTTCAATAACAATAAATCCACTAGTTGGAAAATTAGTTGCATCTGATAAAGTAATAGTAGTATCTGAATTAGTTAGATTTTCATTTAATGTAGTTTCTAATTCAAAAACACTTGAGGCAACACTACCTGCAGAAGATTTTACAGATGTAAATCTAATAGCATCACTTGTTTGAAAAGAATTTGTATCAATTCCTTTACTATCAGGAGAAATATAAACTACAACTGAAGTTAAAGATGAAGAAGTAATAAAAGGGTTATCCATTAAAACACTAGGCGTTGCAAATTCTACTCTATCTGGCCTTGCATTTTTAAGACCTTGTTCATCTCCGTGATGAGCACTTATTTCTAATTGAGGATGTTTTGATTCAAATTCTGATTTATGTACAATAGAACCACTCCATTCTTCAACCATTTCAGTGTATGGAAATTGCATTCCTGATCTATCTGATATTGCTTTTGAAAATTTTCCTCTTGCCATTATGTTCCTGGGTAATACACTTTTGGTGTTATGTGAACACTAGTAGAAGAACCATCTTCTGATAATGCTCTAGCTAATTCATCTTCATAAAGTAATTTCATTTGTTGAACTAACTGTGGGTTAAATTTTTGTGATAAGTAAAAAGCTAGACCAGATACCATACATGGTACAAATCTAAATGGAACATCTGTTGCATCTGTATAAGTAGATGATGCGTCTTGTATTCTTTTTACAAAATAAATATGAGCAGCTTTTGCTGCATTACTAGAATCAGCTGTTGGATAAACTGTTACAACTGTTTTTTCTACAAATCTTTGAACAAAATATTTTGATGGTGTTCCTTTTGATAATTTATTTGCTAGAGCTGAATAAGTTGATCTGTCTATTTTTGTAAGTGCAGAATCTGCTTGAGCTACTGCAGTTCTACTTGTTCTTAAAGTTGCTTCAAGAACATCTGCTACACCATAAGTATTAGCAGGATCTGTAACTGCACTTGTTCCATCACCGGTTGATCTAAACAAAATATATTCTGCTTGACCTTCAACTAAATTAATATCAGCTTCTCCTACTTCCCAATAGTGTAAACCTCTATTGCCCCATTCTTGAAACATTATATTTAAAGAACGTCTTGCTGTTTTTAATTGATATCCAGAGCTTACCTGTGAACCTATACGTTCGTATGCTTCTGCAATTATCTCATCAACTGCGAACGTTTTGTCAAAAGTAACTGCGCCTGAAGTTGTATTGGCCATTAGTTACCTTCCTATGAATATTCTTTAATAAATTCAGCTACGATTGAGTACATATTTCCAGAGTCTGCTGCGCCTGGAACCACAAAATTAATATCACCGTTTGTGTTATCGTTTCTGCTTGCTGGACAACCACCAAATTCTCTAAAGTCCCAATAGCCTGTTCCTGTAAAACCAAGTAAAGGTCTATCACCATCTGAATCTTCAAAATCTAAACGAGCGAATGAATCTCCGCCATCTCCACCTTGAGCTGAGAACCATACTCTTTGTAATGTTCCTCTTGTTACAGCTTGTCCTGCTATATTTGCTGCCATTGCTGAAACGTCAAAAAATACAGTTGTTGCACCTGTTCCATCTGATTGATTTACTAATTTTATTACTACTCTCTTGTCGTTTTCTTGTAGGATTTCTGGTCCTGTTACTACGTCTGCCATTTTATTTACCCTCCTTAATTAAGTAAATTTAAGTGGGGCCGAAACCCCACTTAAGTTAATTGTTATTACGCTGCAAATACAAATGCACCTGTGACTTGAGTAGTCTCAGCTGCTAATTTTGTTGCAATGTGCCATGTAGCATTTTCATAACAAATGAAAGCAATCTGTCCACCAGTAGTCAACAAATTAGTTGTTGCGTTAGCTGGTGTGAAAGTTAATTTTGTTTCACCTGCTGCTGAAGTATCAAAAGTTACTTCACTTGAACCTCTTGATTCAATAACTGAACCTGTTGCAAAAACATCGGAACCAGCTGCATCAAAAACTAATGCTGTTGTTCCACCTGTAGTGTCTTTTGATTGACAATAAATTACTATTGTCCCTGCTGTTGCTGCGGGTAGTGTCATAGTTGCAGCTGCTGCACCTGTGTAATTGACTACAGAAATAGTGTCTGCTGCTAAAGTTACACCAGATGCTGTTGCTACATCTGAGATTGTTAAACCAGTTAAGTCAGGCATTCCTGAACTCATTCTAGTTGTTACTGCTCCAGTAGATGTGTTTTTAGTTGCTACTTGAAAGCCTTTTTCAGACCTTACCGGTCCGTTGAACGTTGTGTTTGCCATGTTATATTCCTCCTAGAATATTAAATGTAGTCCCTAGGGATGTCGACTGTATGCGTCTACATTTTATTTATTTAATATACAGTGTGATAATTATACAACAGATTTAAATAGAGTGCAAGAGATTCTGTAGTGAAAGTGGTATTTCAGTGGTGTAGCTTTTTGTTAAGTAGCTACGGAAACTTGTGGTGCAGAGTCTTCTACTTTGCTAACATGGTGTG